AAATGATAAAATTAAAAGACATACTATCAGAACTTAACGTAAAAAATGTAAAATATAAAAACGATAAAACTGGTAAACAAGAATTGGGTAAAGGTGCACATTTCGTGTATATAGGTAGACAACGTGTGGGTGTCTTTCATGTTGATAGTATAGGAACAATACCATTTGACCCTAAGAATTGGCTTAAAATGAAAGGTAAGGGTAGTCCAACTAAAAATACAATATTTATGTTTGGTGGAATGGCAATAATGTTTTCAGGTCAAGGTGTAGGCAGAAATCTTATCAAAAAGATATTTAAAGATAATAAAAACATAAAACACATCACACTATACACTACTGATAGTGCAATCGGATTTTGGAAGAAATTGGGTGGTGAAATTTTAGGTGAGTTTGATGGTAAGTATTATATGAGAATTGATAGAATATAAAAATATAAAAAAAACAAAGTTATGAGTAAACTAAAAAATATCAAAGCAATTAAACAGATGTTAGAAGGGAAACACAAAACCCAAACTAAAAAGACTGTTTCATTTGATAAAAAACAAACTGTAAAGCGAGAAGTTGGTGATGTATGGACTGATGATAAAGGTCAAGAGTGGGAACAGAAAAAAGGCTATAAAGTAAAAGCTGGTAAATTCCAAAAACTCAGAAAAGAGTTAAAGAAATTTCCTAATTGTAAAGAGGGGTGTGATTCATATTTAGACCCAGGTCATGCTGACCTAAAAATGAAGGCATATCATGGTATGTGTTTGGATTGTGTTGTGGAGATGGAACACAAACTAAAGTTGGAAGGTAAGTACGAAGAGTACGAAAAGAAAAAGATGTTAGCAAACGCAGAAGCATGGTTAAGACAAGCTGAATTTGAAAAGGATGTTTTAAAACATAGTGTACAAGCTAATTTTATTAATGAGGATGGTTCTATTGAAAAATGGGGTGGTCTGAATGAAGAAGAAGTAATTGAAAGAATTGAACGAGGATTTGAAAAATTCAAAAAAGACTTCATAGATAAACTCAAAGAAGATTTAACTAAAAAGGATGATGAATCTGAATAATATATAACATTAAAAAACGAAAATAATATGAACATGAAAACAAAACTATCAGACTTACTAAAAGAAGTGTTTAACGAAAAGAAAATCGTAAACGAAGCAAGTGATACATATTTCAAATCGGCATCGGAAGCCGTAACCTATGCAAGAGAAATGGCTGAAAAGAAGGGATATGAAATTGATGAAGATGATTGGCAATCAAAAATAGCAATGGGTGGTAGATATAGTAGGTTTAGACCTAGTAAAGGTAAGACCACAGATGCTATCATCGGGTTATTAAAAAATGGTAAACCACAGCGAAAATCATTAAGTATTTCATTATATGGAATGCCAAGTGGTAAAACATATGAATTAACAACATACATAAATTAGGAAAATTTGATATGTTTATTAAAGAAATTTTAATATTTATTATATACACCAAACGTTTAATATGTGAAGAATTACAATCCAAATATAAAAGACATAACAATATTAGCATTAGTTATAATCATAATATTTCTACGAAGTTGTAGTGGTGATGGTGAGATTACAGAGCCCATTGTCATAACAAAAACTGAAATAAAATATGATACGATTACAAATAAGATAACTAATTATGTTCCTAAACTTGTTACAAGGATTGTAAGAAAAACTGATACGGTTAGAGAAATTAGTGTAATAAAACAAACCGATACAGTAACCCTAACGTTGCCACAGAATATAGATACTGCCGCAATCTTGGAAGATTATTTTTCAACATACGTGTATTCAGATATTCAAGATTTTGATTCTGTAAAATTTGAAATAACCGATACAATATCACAAAACAAGATAGTATCACGAAGCATAGAGTATACTTTGTTATATCCAACAGTTACCATAACAAACACACATTATATCAATAGACGAGAGTTTTACCTTGGTGTTGGGTTCGCAGGTAGCCCCAAACGATTAAGTTTCGCAGGACTACAATTTAATTATAAAGATAAAAAAAGGAATTTATTTGGAATTGGGTTCGGTATAGATAGTGATATACAACCAGTTCTATCTGCACAATTTCTTTGGAGACTTGGTAAATAATATGAGCAAAAGTATAAAAGAACTTATCAGAGAAGAGTACATTAAATGCGCTAAAGACCCAGTTTATTTCTTTAGGAAGTACTGTTATATACAACACCCAACTCGTGGTAAAATTCTTTTTGACTTATACCAGTTCCAAGAAAATGTGATGGCTGAATTAAATGACCATCGTTATAATGTAATACTCAAATCTCGTCAATTGGGGATATCAACTCTATCAGCAGGTTATTCATTATGGATGATGTTATTTCAAGAAGATAAAAACGTTTTGGTAATAGCAACCAAACAAGAGGTGGCTAAGAATATAGTAACCAAAGTAAGATATATGCATGAGAACTTACCATCTTGGTTAAGGGGTGATACGGTAGAGGATAACAAATTATCATTACGATTAGGTAATGGTTCACAAATAAAAGCAACATCAGCTAGTGGAGATGCTGGTCGTTCTGAAGCATTGTCAATGTTGATTATAGATGAAGCCGCATTCGTCAGAGGTATTGACGAGATATGGGCATCTGCTCAATCTACATTATCAACTGGTGGTAGTGCTATTGTGTTATCAACTCCAAACGGTGTTGGTAATTTCTTTCATAAAACATGGTTAAAAGCTGAACATGGTGACCAGTGGAATCAAATCCGATTACATTGGACAGTTCACCCTGAAAGAAATAAAAAGTGGAGAAAGGAACAAACTGAATTGTTAGGTGAAAAGATAGCGGCACAAGAATGTGATTGCGATTTTATTTCATCTGGTTATACAGTAGTGGATGGTCAACTATTACAATGGTATGAAGAAACCCACGTTCAAGAACCAGTTGAAAAGAGAGGATTTGATGGTAATTATTGGGTATGGTCACAGCCAAATTATTCAAAAGATTATATAGTAGTAGCAGACGTAGCTAGGGGAGATGGTGCAGATTACTCAGCATTTCACGTTATAGATGTTGAAACCGTAGAACAAGTTGCAGAGTACAAAGGTAAGATAGAAACCAAACACTTTGGTAATATGTTGGTTAGTGTAGCTACAGAATGGAATGACGCTCTATTAGTAATTGAGAACGCAAATATCGGATGGGCAGTAATCCAAGAAGCAATAGATAGAAACTATCCAAATCTATATTATTCATATAAAGAGTTCGGGTATTTGGATGAAAACATACACCTACAAAAAGCATATGATTTAAAAGATAAATCACAAATGGTACCAGGGTTTTCAATGACAAGTAGAACCAGACCACTTGTGATATCTAAGTTAGATACTTATATGAGAGAACGTGTACCAGTAGTTCGTTCTAAAAGACTGATTGATGAACTATTCGTATTTATTTGGAATGGTAGTAGAGCAGAAGCACAGAAAGGGTATAACGATGATTTAGTTATATCATTTTCAACCGCATTATGGGTACGTGATACCGCTCTAAAATTAAGACAACAAGGAATTGAATTAAATAGAAAAGCATTATCACTCACATCCAAAAATACAGGTGTATTCAAGACAACACCTAAAAAAGCAAAAGATATGTGGAAAATGAAAACGGGCCGCGGGGAAGAAGATATAAGATGGTTATTGTAAATCTATTTTTTTTGATATTTATATTTTGTAGAGATAATATAATAAATAATACACAACTATGGCAAACACATCATTATTCAGTAGACTACAGAAGTTATTTTCAACACAAGCTGTAGTTAGACGAATAGGTAAAAATAAAATCAAGGTGGTTGACTCATCTAGATTACAAGGTATTGGTAATAAACAAGGGTCACAACAGTATGACCGATATGGTAGGTTGCATGGTTCAAATTCACGTAAGAATTGGCAAAGTCATAACGAAAGGTTTAATTATCATTCAAATAAATTAGAGTTATATTCTGATTACGAAACAATGGATAAAGACTCTATCATATCATCTATATTAGATATTTATTGTGATGAATGTACTCTTAAAAATGATATAGGTGATGTTCTTAGGATAAAATCGGGAGATGATAAAATAAAAAAGACATTACATAATTTATTTTATGATGTCTTAAATATAGAGTTCAATTTATGGTCTTGGGTTAGGGGTATGTGTAAATATGGCGACTATTATTTGCATTTAGACATTGATGATGAATTGGGTATAATAAATGTACAGCCACTATCATCATATGATGTCATTAGAGAAGAGGGGTATGATTTAGAAAATCCGTATTCTGTTAGATTTGAGGTAGAAAACTACAATACATCCGTTGTGTCAAACAGTGCTAAATATTTGGAGTCATTCCAAGTTGCACATTTTAGACTACTTACAGATACTAATTTCTTACCATATGGTCGTTCTTTAATAGAAGGAGCTAGAAAAACTTGGAAACAATTAGTTCTTATGGAAGACGCAATGATGATACATCGTATTATGAGAGCACCTGAAAAAAGAATATTCAAAATTGATATTGGTAATATCCCACCTGGTGAAGTTGATACTTATATGGCAAACATCATTGACCAAATGAAAAAAGTACCATATGTAGATGAAACCACTGGTGAATACAATCTAAAATTCAATTTACAAAATATGTTAGAGGATTACTACCTACCAGTAAGGGGTGGTCAGAGTGGTACTGAGATTGATTCATTGAGCGGTATGGAGTTTGGTGGTATTGATGATGTTGAATATTTAAAAAATAGAATGTTAGCCGCATTAAAAGTTCCAAAAGCATTTATAGGATATGAAGAAGGTGTTGAGGGTAAAGCAACTTTAGCCCAAGAGGACATTAGGTTTGCTCGTTCCGTAGAGAGAGTACAGAAAATAGTTCTATCAGAGCTAACAAAAATAGCAATCATACATTTATATTCACAAGGATATACAGATGCCGATTTAGTTAATTTTGAACTAGAATTAACCACACCATCTATTATATACGAACAAGAGAAAGCAAACCTTTGGAGTGAGAAAGTATCATTAGCAAGTTCCATTAAAGACCTACAAATGATTTCTCAAAAATGGATATATGAAAACATATTTAATATGTCAAAAGATGAATGGGAAAAAGAACAATATGGGGTTGTAAATGATTTGAAATTAGGTTTCAGACATGAACAGATAGCAAGTGAAGGTAATGACCCATCAGTAACGGGTGAATCATTTGGAACACCACATGATTTAGCTACTCTATCACAACAAGAGAATGGGAATGAAAAACCACAATTTGAGAATGAAATGCCCAAAGGTGGGTGGCCTAATTCTGGAAGACCCAAAGAACCTAATACCTATGGAAAAGACAAATCTCCATTTGGTAGAGACCCATTGGGTAACAAGAGTATAAATGTTAAACCAGAGTCATATAAACATTCATATAAAGCCAATTCTGTATTGAATAAGGAATCTACGGAAGCTATGTTATCAAAGATGAAACTGAAGGTAAAAACAAAAGAAATTATAACTGAATCATTAAAAAATAATGAAGAAATTACCGAAGTAGATATGTTAGATGAGAAAAATATATTGAATTCTGATAATTAAGATATTTATAGTAAATATATAGGTGACTCTAAGGAAAAATAGAAAAGCTAATGAAGAAAATTAAACATAGTAAGTATAAAAATACGGGGATTTTATTCGAATTATTGGTAAGACAAATCGCAACCGACACTTTGAATAATAAGGATTCCATTGCTACTAAAATCATTAAAGAACATTTTAGTAAAAAAACCGAATTGGTAAAGGAATTAAATCTGTATCAATCTGCTATCAAAGAAACATTTAACTCTGAATATAAGGCTGGTGAATTTTTAAATATTGTCATTAAAGAACGTTCAAAATTAAATGAAAGTGTATTAAGTAGACAGAAGTATAATTTAATTAAAGATATTAAACAAAATTTTGTATTGGAAGATTTCTTCAAGTACAGAGTTTCTAATTACAAAGAAAATGCATCTGTATATAAATTATTTGAGTATTCAAATAGTGATAATCCAAAACAATATGTGGAATGCAAATCAACTTTGTTGGAACACTTAATTGGTAAAACTATAAATACTGATAGTGTGGTTAGTATGGTAAATTCCAAATATTCCAAGCAACCTAAAGAGGTTCGTCTATTAGCTTGGAAATTGTTAGTTGAAAACTTCAATAACAAATACGGCAATTTATCAAATAAACAAAGATACATTCTAAAAGAATATATAAATTCCGTTGATAATTCTGAAAAGTTAAAAACTTTCGTAATTAAGGAATCAAATAATTTAAAAAAAGCATTAAACTCAATTAATGTAACTGACAAGATTATAAAAATAAAACTGAATGAGATTATCAAACTTACAACAAAGTTAAAATCTTCAAAAACAATAACAGAATCACAAATATTATCATTACTCAGATACCATGAGTTACATGATGAACTAAAACGAGTCTTTAAATGAAAAGTTTTATAAACGAAATTAAAGAAAAATTTAATGAGCTGGATGAAACGTATGATTTACGTGATGATGTAAAAGTAGGTCAAACCGTAAAAGATGGTGAAGGTGAACGACTCAAGGTTATTAAAGTAACCAAAGATAAAGTTATACTTAAAACACTTAGTGATAAAAGAGGTTGGACTGTAACATTTCCTGATGATTTTGGTGATGATGTACAATCTGACGATTTTTGGTATAGTTTAAGTGAAGCCAACGTTACAGGTAATTTAGATGGGGGAGAAGGGCCACCACGAACTCCAAATGCATTCTCAAAGAGTACGGATGAGGATGATTTGGATACAAAACACATTGAAGTCATGGGATATAAGAAAACTAAAAA